TGAGCGCGGATGGAATGCTGCTTTAGCCGAACTTTATGAAGCAGAAAAGCATGACTAAATTTGAAAGGTTGCATTACGGCAGATTAAGTCACCTTGGCTGCATTGTTTGTTTAATCAAAGGTCATGGATACTCACAGCCTGAAATACATCACCTGCGAACAGGAATGGGCGTAGGGATGCGTAACGATTACATGAATGCCATCCCATTGTGCCCTGCTCATCACCGAACTGGTGGTCATGGTGTTGCGTATCATGCTGGCAGATTAGCCTTTGAAAAAATGATCGAGATGTCAGAAACGGAATTGTTAGCAAAAACTTTAGAATTACTAGACAATCAATAAAAATTATGTTACCTTTATATTAGATCGACAATGGTTCGCTACCTTGTGTTGATTGCGGTGCAAACAGAGATGGCTACCTAAGTTTGCGTTGAATACTAGATACAACAAAGCTCTTGGATGGCTTTGCCGCAAAAATCCTCTTTCATAAGGAAATATCATGCCGCTTAAAAAAGGTTATTCCCAAAAAACAATCCACTCAAATATAAAAGCCGAGATTCAATCAGGCAAGTCACAAAGCCAAGCAGTAGCGATAGCGTTATCAGTTGCAGCGGAAGCAAAAAAGGAAGCCAAAAAGGGAAAATAATATGCCAGCTAAAAAAGACAGTCGATTGGCTAATGTTGGTGTTGAGGGATATAACAAGCCTAAAGCTACTCCAAGTCATCCTACTAAATCTCATGTGGTTGTTGCTAAAGAGGGCGATAAGGTTAAAACCATTCGCTTTGGTCAGCAAGGTGTAAAGGGTGCAGGTGCTAATCCTACCAGCGAAAAAGATAAAGCAAGGCAGAAAGCATTTAAAGCGCGTCATGCGGATAACATTGCCAAGGGTAAGATGTCTGCTGCTTACTGGGCAGATAAAGTTAAATGGTAGGTAAATTTAAGGGCGGGTATGAAGCACAAGATTGAAACAATAAGCATTGATGATTTAATTCCGTATGTAAATAATGCTAGGACGCATGATGAAGCGCAAGTGGCGCAGATAGCAGCAAGCATTAAAGAGTTTGGCTTTAACAATCCAATATTGGTTGACGGCAAAAGTGGCATTATTGCAGGGCATGGTAGATTGGCTGCTGCTAGGAAGTTAGGATTAAAGGAAGTGCCAGCAATCAGGCTAGGTCATTTAACTGATGCACAGCGCAAAGCATATATTATTGCCGACAATAAATTGGCTTTAAATGCTGGATGGGATTTTGAGTTATTAAGACTTGAATTATCCGAACTAGATATTGATTTAGATTTAACTGGATTTAGCAATGACGAAATAACTGATCTAATGTTTGATAATAATGCAGAATCAGGGCTTCCCGATTTGGCTATTGGCGAAAATGAGCCTTATCAAAAAAAGACATTTACATTGCATAATGATCAAGTAAGCGTTGTTGATGATGCGGTAATGAAAGCTAGGACAAACCCAATTATTGACACTGGAATAAATGAAAACTCTAACGGCAACGCATTAGCATATATTTGTGAGCAATGGCTAAAAAGTCATGAGTAGTGCAAAAAGTATAATAATTAAATCAATTTCGGCTGCTGCTGCATCTAAAGTTGTAAAGCAAATTCATTACAGCGGAAAGACCGCAGCAATTTCCCAACTGCATCTTGGTGTGTTTTTGAATGATAGCCTAGAGGGAGTGATGCAATTCGGTCCACCGATAGATAGACGGAAGCTGCTGCCATTAGTAAAAGACACTAAATTTAATGACTTTTTAGAATTAAATAGAATGGCATTTAGCGATAAGTTACCTCGCAATAGCGAAAGCAGGGCAATGGCAATCGCTTTTAAGTTGATTAAAAAGAATTACCCACATATAGAATGGATTATTAGCTTTGCTGATGGAACTCAATGTGGTGATGGCACAATATATCGTGCAGCAGGCTTTTTATTAACACAGATTAAAAAGAATACAACAATAAAAAAATTGGCTGATGGAACTATTGCCGCATCGCATGGCACAAGTAAAAAAGATTTTACCGACTCAAAAACATTAGACGGATTCCAGCTTAGATATATTTACTTTTTAAACAAAGAGGCACAAAGCAGATTAACTGTGCCAATTATCCCTTTTTCAAAAATAGACGAAATGGGGGCTACTATGTATAAGGGACAAAGATCAACGCGTGATAAGCAGGCGATGGATGCGACCAGCATTACAGCGGCAGTGCAACACTGACCATCACGCTCCACTTTCGGAGTTATAAAGAGGTTTTATGCAAGGCAAAGAACACATCCCTACCGATGAGAGTAGAAAGTTAGTTAAAAATTTAAGCGCAGTCGGCATTCGTTATGTGGACATTGCCCAAAAGATTGGCATTGGTGATGACACCTTAGTAAAGCATTACAAAAAGGATTTAGAGGATGGTCGCATAGATGCTAACGCATCAATCGGTCAGACTTTATTTCAGCAAGCTAAAGATGGCAATACAACTGCTGCTATATTTTGGCTAAAGACTAGAGCTAACTGGAAGGAAACAAGTGCATTAGAGGTTACTGGGCAGGATGGCTCGCCATTAGTAAGCCCTGTTATCATTATAGGCACAGATGAAGCTAACAATAGCGCAGCGTGATTTTGCTGGCAGCAAAGCAAGATTCCCTGCGTTTGTAGGCGGCTTTGGTAGCGGTAAAACCCATGCTGGGATAATTAGAGCCGTTAGTCTTAAATCGCAGATCCCTGAAGACGTTGCTTATTATTTGCCAACTTATGACTTAATAAGAACAATCGCTTACCCAAGATTTTCAGAGTTGCTTGATGAGTTAAAGATTAGACATACTTTAAACAAGTCTGAAGCTGTTATCTACACCCCTGATTATGGTGGCATGATTAGATTCAGAACAATGGACACCCCTGAACGCATAGTTGGCTATGAAACTGCCCACAGCGTTTTAGATGAGTTGGACACTTTGCCAACTGAAAAGGCGAGAGAGGTTTGGAACAAAGTTATTGCTCGGAATCGTAAGCATTCAAAACTTGGCAATAGCGTTGCCGTAACAACCACCCCTGAAGGGTATCGGTTTGTTTATGAAACATGGCACAAAAATAAGCGCGATGATTATGTTATTTATAAAGCTAGAACGCAAGATAACCCATTTTTACCCGATGGCTATATTCAGTCATTAGAAAACATATACCCTGCCAACTTGCTCGCAGCCTACCTAGATGGCGAGTTTGTCAATTTAACTGCTGGTAGTGTTTATGCCGAATTTGATAGATTACTAAATCAGTCGAATGAAGCTATAATTGCTGGCGAACCTTTGCATATTGGTTTAGACTTTAATGTGACTAAAATGGCAGCCGTTGTTCATGTGCTTCGAGGTGATAACCCTCACGCTGTCAATGAACTTACAGGGATATTTGATACCCCTGCCATGATTCAATCTATAAAGGCTAAATACAATGGACATAAGATTTTTATTTATCCTGATGCTAGTGGGAACAATCGCAAGTCACAAAATGCCAGTGAAAGCGATATTGCACTACTGAAGCAAGCTGGGTTTAATATAATGGTTAACCCTGCCAACCCTGCCGTTAAGGACAGGGTATTGGCTATGAACAAGCTGATTGGAGAGCGCAAGTATTTGGTCAATCCTGATACCTGCCCCGAGTTGGTGGAATCATTAGAGAGACAGGCTTACGATAAGAATGGCGATCCTGATAAAACAGCAGGGTTCGATCATGTGCTTGATGCAACTGGGTATTGCATTGCGTACCGTTACCCTATTAGGGCGAGAACAATTCAACACATAAAAATGAGTGGTGTTTAATATGAATGATTCAAAACACAATAAGTATGAAGCCTTTGCAGAAAAGTGGTTTAAGACTAGAGCAGCTTGCGAGGGTCAAACTGCAGTCCACAATGCTGGTGAAAAATTCTTACCCCGTCTAGCAGATCAAACAGACAATGATTATCGGTCTTATAAATTAAGAGCCACCTACTTTAATGCTACTGGTCGAACCCTAGAGGGTTTAGTTGGCATGGTATTCCGCAAAGAGATGCAGAAAACCTATCCAAACGCATTGGAACCTATTTTTGATGATTTAGATTTAAAGGGTAATAGCCTAGAAGCCGTTGCCATGATGACCGTTTATGACCTATTGCAAGTGGGTCGTGCTGGCATATTGGTAGAATACCCAAGCGTTACTGAAACACCTGCAAGCCTAGCCGATGCCGCTAGAGCCAATTTAAGACCATATACCACTTATTACCCTGCCGAATCAATCTTGGATTGGCGCGTAACTAGGGTAAACAATGTCATGCAACCAGTTATGATCAAGTTGCAAGAGTATTACGAAATCCAAAAAAATGAATTTGAATATGAAACACAACCACAGATTCGTGCATTATTGCTTACTGAAATAGGCTATATACAGCGCATATACCGCAAAGATCCAAAAGGTAATTGGTATCAGTTTGGCGATGACATCGTGCCATTGATCAAAGGCTCACCAATGTCCACTATCCCATTTTGGGCATTTGGCGCAAAAGAGAATTGCCTCGATTTACAAGATCCACCAATGTTGGATTTGGCTGATTTGAATATCGCCCATTATCGAGTGACTGCTGATTATGAACGCGGATGTCACTTTGCTGGATTGCCTACCCCTATGTTGGCTGGATTCGTATTTGATGAAAACGAAAAGGTCAGCATCGGATCATCTACCGCCATAGTATCAACCGACAGTAGTGCTAACTGGGGATTCCTAGAGTTTACTGGTCAAGGTTTAGGCGCATTAGAGAAAAATCTACTGCAAAAAGAATCGCAAATGGCTGCTATTGGCGCAAGGATGCTTGCCCCTGAAAAAGCTGGAGTAGAATCTGCTGGCACATTATTGATGCGATCCAATGGCGAGGCTAGTGTATTAGCGGCTTTAGTCAAATTAGCAGGTGAGAACTTCGAACAGATAACTCGCTTTATGGCTATGTGGTATGGCATAGATGGCGAAATCGAGATTGACATGAATACAGACTTCATGCCTGTGCCTATGTCTGCTCAAGACTTGGATGCCTTAATGAAAGCATGGCAGGTCGGTGGATTGCCTAAAGAGGAATTGTTCTATGCGTTAAAACAGGGCGAAGTGATCAGGGAATCTACAAGTTACGATGATTACCTGCTTGGACTAGAGAATGATGCTGCCAATGGCACAGTGGATATGATGGACGATTCAGAGGATCAGCCTGACGATAACACTGGCATGATGGCGCAAATTAGAAAGAAACTCGGACTATGAGCGAAATCACTGGAATCTTAACTGAAGCCCTTATCAAACTCAAAACAAGAGTTGATGAGATTGTCGTGCCTGAAGCCATCAAAGGTGATCAAGGCGAACAGGGTGAAAAAGGCGAGAAAGGTGATAACGGACTAGACGGAAAAGATGGACAAGATGGTAAGGATGGCATAGACGGCAAAAATGGCATCAATGGTGTTGATGGAAAAAATGGATTAAACGGCATTAATGGCATCGATGGCAAAGACGGTGCAGACGGGCAAGATGGTGTTGATGGTCGTGACGGTGTAGATGGTAAGGATGGCAAAGATGGTCGTGCTGGCTATGATGGCTTATCGATTAAGGGCGATAAAGGCGATATACCTAAACATGAATGGCAAGGCACTAAGTTAAAGTTTGAATTACCTGACGGGAACTGGGGAAAGGCAGTTGATCTAGCTGGTAGGGATGGAATCGGTCGCTTTTTAGGCGGCTCTACTGGTGTGCAAACACTAACCTCTACTGGCAATACAGTTCAAATTACCCAAGATGGCACGACATTCAATTTAGAGACCAGTGGCGGTGGTGGTGGTATTACCGAAATCACCTCGGCAGATGGTAGCTTGGTTGTAACGCAAGACGGCACAGTTGCAAATGTCCAAGTGTCTGAAGCATCGCCAGCATCAACTATTTTGGCGCAAGTCCGTAATGCTACTGGAGCAACCTTAACAAAGGGCACTGTGGTTTATATCAATGGCGCAGTTGGCAATAAAGCAAGAGTGGCTAAAGCATTGGCTACTAGCGATTCTACATCTGCTCAAACCCTTGGACTGATAACGGCTGATTTGGCTAATAATAGTAACGGATATGTTACTGTAATGGGTCAATTGGTTGGATTGAATACATCTGCATTTACAGAGGGTCAGCAGTTATATCTTAGCGGCACAGTTGCTGGTGCATATACCGCAACTAAAACATTAGCCCCTACTCATTTAGTCTATATTGGCGTAGTCACTCGCAGTCACGCTAATCAAGGTGCAATCGAAGTTAAAGTGCAAAACGGCTATGAATTAGATGAATTGCATAATGTTGCACTTGCAAGCGAAGCTAATAATCAAGCCTTAGTCTATGAATCATCTACTGGCTTATGGAAAAATAAGACCATTAATTATTCATGGCTTACTGGCGCACCGTCAATCCCTACTTTAGTCAGTCAATTAACCAATGATAGTGGATTCATTAGTGGCTATACAGAAACAGATCCAGTGTTTGTTGCTCATGCGGCTTATGGAATCACAAGCACCAACATAAGTAACTGGGATACTGCTTATGGATGGGGCAATCATGCGAGTGCTGGATATTTAACTAGCGGTGCAATTGGTGTCAGTGTTCAAGCCTATGACGCAGACTTAACATCATGGGCTGCTATTGCTCCTAGTACCAAGCAAGACACGCTTACATCAGGCGCAAACATTAAGACAGTCAATAGCACATCATTGTTAGGAAGTGGCAATATAGTCACTGGCGATGTCACATTAACTGGTGCGGAAACCTTAACCAATAAAACAATCACTGGCTTTAAAGAGACTAAAGCCGCGTCAAGTGGCAATAACTTTGATTTAGCGACTGCCAATTATTTCACCCATACTGTTTCAGGTGCGACTACCTTTACTGTCAGCAATACTGCAAGCAGTGGGTCGGTATCATCTTTTATCATTGATCTTACCAATGGCGGGTCAGCAACAATCACTTGGTGGGCTAACATGAAGTGGGTAGCAGGGACAGCCCCTACTCTTACATCCAGTGGCAGAGATGTGCTTGGATTTTTTACCCATAATGGTGGGACTACTTGGACTGGGTTAGTTATCGGTAAAGATGTAAAATAAATGAGCGTAAATGAAACTTTATTGAATAAAGAGGTTGCTCATGCAATTGATGTGCTTGGGTATAGCAATTCCGTTACGCAGAAAATAGTTAAACTACTCAATCGTGCCGATGTGGATCTGTTTAATCGATTAACCACTGAATTGAATAAGGTTACGCCTAGCCCTGAAAAATTAAGCCGTATTAACGGATTGCTTAAGTCTGTGAACGAATTAAATTCAGTTGCCTATGGTCAAGTATCAACCCAACTTAATTTGGATCTTAAAAAGTTTACTCAAGCTGAATTGGATTATCAGGAAGGACTGATTGGTAGTGTTCAACCAGTTAAAGTCTTGCCTATTGCCCCTGAAGCTGCTTACGCTGCCGCCATTGCCACTCCGTTTCAAGGTAAGTTCCTAAATGAGTTTTTAGATGGGATGGAAACACAAAAGGCTAATCTAATTAGAGATGCGGTGCGAATTGGTTTCATTGAAAGTCAAACCACTGGCGAGATAGTCAATAAGATCCGAGGCACTAGAGCGTTAAATTATACCGACGGCATATTGAACATTACTAGGGCTAATGCTGAATCCGTTGTATTGACTGCCATTGCCCACACTGCCAATGTTGCCCAGCAAAAGTTATATGATGCCAATGAGGATATCATCAAAGGGTATCGCTATACAGCAACCCTTGATACTCGCACTACTGAATTATGCGCTAGTCGAGATGGAAACTTCTATAAGATAGGCGAAACAAAGCCAACCATCCCTGCCCACTTTAGATGCCGCAGTCGCTATGTCGCTGTGATCAAGTCATTCAAAGAGATGGGATTGGATCTTGATATACCTGCAAGCACTCGCGCATCGATGGATGGACAAGTGCCGTCAAAGATTACCTATCAGGAATGGCTTAAAAAACAATCAGTCGAAAGACAGAACGAAGTGCTTGGAGTGACTAAAGCTAAACTATTCAGGGATGGGGGCTTGCCAATTGATAAGTTTGTTAGCCCTAAAGGTCATGTTTATACCTTAGAGCAGCTAAAAGAACGCAATGCCAAAGTGTTTGATAAGGTTGTTACTGATAACTTTATTAGATCACCGAACCTAACCGAAAAAGAAAGAGCCGTAGAAACTAAATTCTATAGTGCAATACGAACAGATAGAAAAGCATTGATGGATAGCTATAAAAAGGTTTATGGCAATGTGATTGATCCTGATTTGGTTAAAACATTGAGCCGTGACTTTGTTGCTGATCGGAATTTAGTTGCCGCAGTCCATGAGCCTAGTTCCTATTTAGCCAAAGAACTTTATGCTGATGCTTTAAACGCAAAACGCATTGCCAATGATAAGTCTGCCACATTGTTTACTGCTGGCGGTAGTGGATCAGGGAAATCTGCCACGATGCCATTGGCTGCCGAAACGCTTGGCATTAAGAAAGGCGGATTGGTCTATGATTCAGTATTAGGAAGTTTTGAATCTGCTAGAATTAAGATTGATCAGGCTCTTGAGGCTACCAAGGGTAATGTTGCTATCGTTTATACCAATACCCCTATTGAAAATGCGCTTGCCTTTAATGCCACTAGACCGAGGGCGGTTGATATAAATACTTTAATTAGAGCGCATACTGGCGCAAGTAAAACAATTAAAGAGTTGGCTGGATTCTATGCAAACAATCCTAGAGTGCAGTTGCAGGTTGTAAATAATGGCGGCACACCTAAGTCAGTTGCATTAGGTAGCATAAATGATGTGCCAGTTTATGACGCTGGAAAACTTAAAAACTTATTGAACGCAAAAGCTAAAGATTTGCTTGATGCTGGCACAATTGATAATGATCGTTTTAATTTATTGGTGAAAGAATGAAAAACCCTGAAATAGTCGGATCAAATTTACCCGAGGACAAAGTTAAAGAGAACTTTGAAATTGCAAAAGAAAATTGGCTGAAAATGCTAGACGGTCAAAGTCTTGCTCAATACGAAGATAATTTAGAGAATAATGCAATAGAAAAAATTAAGGCGTATAATATTTAAATAAGTTTTATTGGAATCTGTTAGCCGTGCTAATGGGTTTTGTTTTGTGGCAGTGCCACACAGTAATGAGCCAGTGGCTTAAATGACGGCAGTGCCGTGAGGGAGCATGTATGAAGTTAGAGGAATTAACGCAAGACAAATTAGATGGTTTATTAAGTAAATTTGAAGCATTAGAGGAAAGTAACAAAGGTTTAAAGTCTGATTTAGTGAAACTAAAAGTTAAAGCTAAAGGTGCAGACATTGATCCCGATGAATACGCTAATCTACAAAATCAAGTTGTCGAACTATCTAGCAAGCTAGAGAATGATGGAAAGTTAAGCAAAAAAGAGTTGGAAAGGCTGTCGGGACTTGTAAAAGAAAAAGATGGCGCATTAACAACATATTTATTAGATGCTAACTTAACTGATTCATTGGCTAAATCTAAAGTTAAGCCTGAACTAATGGATGCTGCAAAGGCATTGCTGAAAATGCAAGCCACAATCAAAGCTGAAAATGGTAACTACCAAGCTGTGATTGGTGATAAAGCACTTAGCGATTTTGTTAAAGAATGGGCTACAAGCGAAACAGGTAAGCATTTTGTAGCGGCAGAGAATAACAGTGGTGGCGGTGCGACAGGTGGTAATAATAATTCACAATCCAAGACTATAAGTAGGTCTGAATTTGAAGCGAAGTCGCAATTTGAAAGAGCAACTTTGGCAAAAGACGGATTTAAAGTAGTCGATTAAACAAAGGAAATAAAATGGCAAACGTATTAACCGATTTAGCTGCTGATCTATATAAAGCAGCCGACGTTGTAGGTCGTGAACTTACTGGTATTACTTCTAGTGCTACTATCAATGGTAGCGGTTCAGAGCGCGTTGCATTAAACGATGTAGTTCGTTCACACTTTACTCGTTCAGCTACTGCTGTGGACAATGCACCGTCTATGACAATTCCTGAAGGCACTGATCAAACAGTTGATAGCAAAACTCTATCAATCACTAAATCCCGTGGTGTGCAAATACCTTGGACTGGTGAAGACATCCGTCATGTAAATAACGGTTCAGGCTTTGAAACAATCTATGGTGATCAAATTCGCCAAGCTATGCGCACATTAACAAACGAAATCGAAGTTGATTTGGCTACTGCTGCTTATTTAGGTGCTTCACGCGCTTACGGTACTGCTGGCACTACACCATTCGGTTCTAACTTCAATGATGTTGCTGAATTGCGTAAAATCTTAGTGGACAATGGCGCACCTATGACCGATGTAACAATGGTCTTAAATACTGCTGCTGGCACTAAATTGCGTAACCTTGCTCAATTACAAAAAGCTAACGAAAACGGCTCTACTGAATTGTTGCGCAATGGTGTGTTGTTAGATCTACAAGGCATTATGCTTAAAGAATCTGCTGGCATCCAATTACCTGCTATCGGTAGCGGTGCTTCTTATGCTGTAAATAAAGTTGGTGGTTACGCCGTTGGTGACACTGCCATCACTTTAGATACTGGCACAGGCACAGTTTTAGCTGGTGACATCGTTACATTTGCTGGTGATACCAACAAATATGTTGTTGCTTCTGCTCTTGCTTCAAATGTGGTTACTTTAGCCGCACCGGGCTTGCGTCAAACTCTTGCCAATGATGTTGTTATGAGTGTAGTTGCTGCTTCTACTCGCAATGTGGTATTCCACCGCAATGCTTTAGAGTTGGCTATCCGTGCTCCTGCAATGCCAAACGGTGGTGACGCTGCTGTGGACGCAATGACAATCCAAGATCCGTATTCAGGTCTAGTGTTTGAAGTTCGTGCATACAAAGGCTTCCAAAAAGCTATGTTTAATGTATCTGCTGCTTGGGGTACTAAACTATGGAAACCTGAATTCGCTGCTGTATTGTTAGGCTAGTAATTCAAGTGGAAAAGCTCTTAACGGGGCTTTTCTGCTGGGGTTATTACAAAGGATTATTATGAGTTTAATTGTTGAAAACGGAACTGGGTTAGCTAATGCTGAAAGTTATATCAGTGTAGCCGATGCCGACACTTACCATTCTAATCGTGGGAATACCGCTTGGGCGAGTTTAACGACTGGCGTTAAAGAGCAGTCATTAAGAAAAGCTACTGATTATATTGAGCAGGTTTATCGTCTTAGGTTCTTAGGCTATCGCCATACAGAGGCGCAAGCGTTAAGTTTTCCTAGAGATGAGGTTCAACGCAAAGATTTTACTTATCTAAATCAATTTTCGTTCTACCCAAATGATGTTGTGCCAAATGAAGTGGCTTATGCTTGTGCGGATTTAGGATTAAGGTCATCTACTGGTGATCTAGCCCCTGATATTGAGCGCATCGCCAAAAGAGAAAAAGTTGCTAGTTTAGAAGTCGAATATGATGACACTAAACAGGCTTATACTAAATACCGTGCTATTGATAATCTATTAGCTCCGTTTTTAAACAGCTCTAGCGGCATTAGCCGTGATGTGGTGCGTAAGTGAATTACAATAGCATCAAAGGGACTGCTCGTAGCTTGCTTGCCAAGTTTGGTCAATCCATGACGCTAACAAAGAGTGTTAGCGGTAGTTATGATGCTACCACTGGCGAGAATACAATTACTACTAGCACCACTACTGATATTGGTGTCATCTTGCCTTATGGCGATGCCTTAAGTTCAACTGCTAATAGTTTAGTCAAGCAGAATGATCAACAGATATTCATTCAGATGGCTACTGTGCCAAGTGTGGCTGATAAGATAACCGTTGCCAGTGTGGACTATGACATTGTGAGCGTTAAAGCAATAGAACCTGCTGGGATCAATGTTTTGTATGAGTTGCAGGTTAGAAAATGATTGCCAACAATACTGGCACATTAACCGTTGATCTAAACAAGATATTAAATAAGTCCATGACCAATGCCTCGCAGATTGCTAGAGCCATTGCAATAGAATTAGAAACTAGAGTTGTGCAGAAAAGTCCAGTAGATACTGGCAGATTGCGTGGCAATTGGAATGTTGGAATAAATGCACCAAATATGGCTGAACAAGGTGCTGATATAAGCGGCATGGAATCAAATGCTAGAGCCTTAGGCGCGTTATCTAACTTCAAGCTAGGGGATAGTATATTCATTACTAATAATTTGCCCTATACGCACAAGCTAGAGTTTGGCTTATATGGCGATGGCGATAAAACCGTGAATGGATATTCTAAACAAGCCCCACAAGGATTTATTAGAATCACTTATCAGGAAGTTATGAGTGCTTTAGAAAACATTGGTCGTAAGGTGGTCAAATGAGCGTAGTTAAAATCAGTGCAGCATTTGAGAAAAAATTAGCTACAATTGCTAATAACCTTGCTACGGCTTATGAGAATGTAAGTTATTCACCGACAGAGGGAACTCCGTATCAGCGAGTAAGAATTTTACCTGCTGCGCCTGAAAACCCAACTTTAGGTGACGGATATTACAGAGAGGTTGGATTTTTTGAGATAATACTGTTTTATCCAATTAACAAGGGCAGAGGGGCTGCTCAAGTTAAAGCCGAAGCGATCAAGTCGCATTTTGCGCGTGGTTTAGCCATGACGGAAAGTGGTTTGACTGTTAAGGTAATGAGAACCCCGATTGTTGGAACTGCGGTGCAAGATGATAAGAATTACATTTTGCCGATTTCAATAAATTATTTTGCGGAAGTTATCCCGTAGCCTGCGAAGGCAAAGAGTGGCGCATTTGCGCTTTTTGTTGTTCCTGCATTTGCAGGTTTATTTTTAGAGGTAATTATCATGGCATCAGCACAAGGTATTAATAAGGTAATAAGTTATAAAAAAGAAACTACATGGGGCACTAAAGCAAGTGCTTCAGGCGCAACATCATTGCGTCGTGTTACTGGTTCATTCCAATTAGAAAAAGACTCATACGCATCTAACGAGATCCTAGCATCCCAACAAGTGCGTGATATGCGTCATGGCACTCGCAGATCTACTGGTGCGTTGTCAGGTGAGTTATCAGGTAATGCTTATGAGGACTTTATCGCTGCTGGTTTGCGTAAAGACTTTGCGGCTGGCGGCACTACTGGTGCTGTTACTGTTATTGCATCTACCGCTACTACTTATGTTCGTTCAACTGGCTCATTCGTTACTGACGGCTTTAAAGTTGGCGATGTGATCAATGTTAGCGGCTTTACATCTACTGGCAACAATGGCTTGTATTTAATCACTGCCATGACCGCAACCATATTGACTGTTTCACCATTAGCCGGTCAAACACACAGCATTGAAGCTGAGGGCGATACAGTAACCATATTAACTAAAGGCAAAAAAACATTCGTTCCTACTACTGGTCATACTGATGACAGCTTCTCTTTCGAGGAATGGTATGAGGACACAGATGTTAGCCGCACATTCTTAGGTCAGCAAGTTGATACATTAGCAATTGCATTGCAACCTAACTCTATGGCTACTGTGGATTTTGGATTCTTAGGTAAAGACGCGGAAGCTGCTACTGGCACTCAATACTTTACTTCACCTACTGCTGCAAGCGGTGAAGGCATCTACTCTGCACCTGATGGCTTCTTATTCATCAATGGCACTGCAAATGGCGTTGTTACTGGTTTAAATATCAACATTGCAAACAACATTACTCAAGAGGCTGTAATTGGCTCAAGTTCAATTGGTGCTAAATCACGCGGTAAAGTTGCTGTAACCGTAGATGGCTCTGCTATATTTGAAGACACTACAATCTTGAATTACTTTGATGCTGAAACTGAAGTGAGCATTACTTATGTCTTAATGTCTGCCGATAACACTAACGCATTCAGTGTTTATTTGCCTCGCGTTAAGATTGGCTCTGCTACTACTGATGATGGCGAAAAAGTTGTTATCTTGTCATTTAGCGGCACTGCTTTGGAATATACAGGCAGCGCAACAGGTGTTCAAGCTACAACGATCCAAATTCAAGACACAACATTGTCTTAATGGTTTAGCTGTGACTAGCGCAAGCGAAAAGGTGGTCGCCCTCCACTCTGTCACAGCTTCCTAAATGGGCATTTAAAAAAGGGCTTTAACATGACGAAACTAATTGATATAACCGCTTTTAATGCTGTAAAAGAATCAGAGGTTGCCACTCCAATTGCAATGAAGACAACGGATGGGCAAGATACTGGTATTTCATTTTTGGTTATTGGTCGCTATTCTGAACCAGTGCAAAAGTGGTCAAAAAGAATCTTTGCAGAATATCAACGAGAGGCTGATATAGCCAAGCGTAAAGGCAAAGAGCCTGCATCAAAATCAATTGATGAGTTAAGGGAACAAAACATTGATGGCGCAATGGTGCGTGTAATTGGTTGGCAAGGTGTTAAGCAAGAATTCTCAAAAGAGATTCTAAAGCAAGCATTAGAAGCTAATCCGCACTGGGTTGATGCCATTGTCGAGGAAAGCGATAACGCTGCAAATTTCACGAAAGCCTTGTAAACGAGTTACTCGAATATTGCAAGGCTGAATTTGCGCTTAACCGTTTATCCAGCGATAAGAAACACACAGTAAGAGAGCATTACATTTCGGCAGGGATACCTCACAGTGAGTGGGGTATTCCACCAATGCCTGACAGCTTATATTATGTTTGGGATTGGTTCATTAAGCTACACAACACTCGACAGTCAGGAATGGCTGCATCGCCAATAAATTATCAAGAGATATTGGCATTTTGCGTTTTATATCAAATTAAAATGCAGGAATGGGAGTTGGATTTGCTAAAATTGCTGGATAGGGTTGCTTTAACAGAATCGCAAAAGGACAAATGACTATGGCAGTTGATATTTTAAATTTAGGTTTTAAGGTTGATACTGCTCAAGTCAAAACTGCGTCTAAAGATTTAGATAACCTAAGTCGATCAGCAAAATCAAGTGGTGCGTCTATCAGCAAGATGGGCGATGATGCCTCAAAAGCATCTACTCAAACCACGGCAATCACAAGTTCAGTCAAAGGTTTAGTCGGTGCTTACGCTGGTCTAGCGTCAGTCAAGGCATTGATCAATATAGCCGATGACTATACCAAACTAACTGCTCAATTAAAATTAGCCACTACTTCACAGGCTGAATTCTCTGCCGCATTTAATAATGTGCAAAATATATCTAAAGCAGCGCAGTCAGGATTGGCTGAAACTGCAATGTTGTATTCTCGCATTTCAAATGCAACAAGGGATTTAGGTGCAAATCAAACCACCGTTGCCGCTATTTCAGAATCCGTTGCATTAGGTCTTAAGGTTTCAGGTGCTACTGCTGCTGAAGCGTCTAGTGCCATGTTGCAACTATCGCAAGCGTTTGGATCAGGCATATTAAGGGGCGAGGAATTTAATGCGGTCAATGAAGCTGCACCTCGTTTAATGAAAGCCCTAGCCGATGGTATGAATGTGCCTATCGGTCAGTTAAGAGCATTAGCAAGCGATGGCAAGATTACTAGCGACATATTAGGCAATGCGTTAGTTAAGTCACTTGCTGATTTGCGTAAAGAGGCGCAATTAACTCAAACCGTTGGCGGTGCGTTTGTTGATCTTAAAAATAACATATTACTTACTGCTGGTAGTTTGGATCAGGCTACTGGTGCTAGTAAAACCTTTGCTGGCGCGATTAAAGCATTTGCTGATAGTGGTGCTATTCGCATAATATTTGAAACCATAGCGGTGCTTGGGTTGGAAGTTGCATTTGTATTTAAAACAATAGCAAATGAAATTGTTGGATTTGGAAAACAACTTCAAGCATTGTCAAATTTAGATTTTAAAAAGGCGATTGCCATTGGTGATCAAGTCGGCAAAGATGCTGCTACGGCAAGAGTTGAATTAGATAAACTTATAGAATCTATATTAAATCCTAAAGTAACCAATTCAGCATTAAAAGAGGAAGTCGTTACATTAACGAAAGCCACTGGCACATTAACTGAAGCGGAAAAGCAACGCGCCAAGCAAGTAGAGAATCATCAGCAAGCCATATTAAAAAGCATTGCCATTATGCAAATGGAGAATGACCTTATCAAACAAGGGTTGCCATTGCAGGATGCCAAAACCATTGCTCAAATGAAAGCGAATGATGCTACCGATGCGATGATTGTTAAATCATTAAGCGCAACAAGTGAAAATGAAAAGCTAACCGCATCCTATCAAGCAAATATTGCCGCAGTTATGGATCAAGCCAAGGCTTATTCAGATTTGATAGTTGGACTAGAGCAATCAATCCAAGCGCAAAAAGATGAGAACGATGTTACTCGAGGACTTGCTAAGTCAGTCGAGGATTTAGCCATTGCCCGATTAGAGGAATATAAAGTTAAATTAGCTGGGCTTGGTTATGTTACTGCCGACCTAGAGCGCGAAATAGAATTACGCAAACAACTTAGTTCCGAGATGGAATACAAAAAAGTATTAGATGCAGAAAAGAAAGCCAGCGAAGAAAAAGTAAAAGAGGCTGAAAAAGCTGCCGATGATCTAAAGAAAATAAATGACAAAGTTGCAGAGGATTTCAATAAGTCATTAACAGATGCAATATTCCGAGGCTTTGAGAGTGGTAAGTCATTCGCCAAGACATTTAAAGACAGTCTAATCAATTCTTTTAAGACTTTGATCCTACGCCCTATCGTTTCATTTATAGTCGATTCTAGCGGCATTGCTAAGGTTATGGGGGCTATTACTGGTGGAGTATCTGGCACGGCTAATGCTGGTGGGGTGGATGGCATTACTGGAGCTGCGTCATCGGTTTGGCAAGGAATAACTAGCGGATTTGAAACTGCCAACATTGCATTTGAGCAATCAATTCAACAATTCGGATCATGGATTGCTAATTTTAGCGATGGCACTGGCGCATTAGCTGATATTGGTGGCGCAATTGGTGAGTATTCGGGCGCAATTTCACAAGCGTTACCTTATGCTGGATCTGTTATGAAGTTATTGCAAGGCGATTTCCTAAGTGCTGGCTTTACTGCGGCTGGAACTGCTATTGGAACTGCGCTTGGTGGACCGATTGGTGGGATGGTTGGCTCATTCTTAGGAAGTGCGGTTGGTGGATTGTTTGGTGGTGCTAAAACATATAGGTCGCAAGTAGAATCAAGCTATTCCAATGGTCAATTTACAGCTAGCAAAGCTACTGGCGCAGGTAGTCGATTGTTGAAAGGTGCTGACCAGCCATTAACAGAGTTGAGCCAAGCGTTTGCTACAACATTAAGTGGTTTGTTTAA